TATAATGGATATAGCTCCAGTTTCTGAACAGGTTGATGATGCTGAAAACTTAATTGGAGAACCAGTATCTCCAGTTTTTGAACCAGAACGAGTTGGAGGCCCCGCCACTAAAATTGCAATCCCAACCCCAGATTCAACCCCAGAAGAACTTACGTTTAATTTCGATGATCCGAACGCACCAAATTACACGCCTATTTTTACAGGCTTGCCTGATTTTGATACTAAAGGGTCAAAAACTTACAATGCAATGGCTAATATGAAATATCTTGGTAGCGGTATGGATTTACCAAATACTGGCGATATAGTACAAGGCTATAGATATATGGGCGGAGATGTTGGCGCAATAGATAGTTGGGAAAAATATGATCCTAATAAATCTTACGCACCTATCGGCAGTAGTAGCGGTACGGCTGGCTACAGTATGTTTAAAGACGGTGGCGAAGTTAATGAAATTCAGATACTATTGAAGAAATTGAGGTAAAAGTATGAATAGAACGGGTATTGAATCTTTAATGATGGCAAAGGGTGGAGAGGTTTTTCCAGACTTAACAGGAGACGGTAAAGTAACGCAAGCAGATATACTAAAAGGCAGGGGTGTGTACGCAGCAGGTGATGAAGTGCAAGGAATGATGCCCGCTGATGTTTCACGTGAAACCAACCCTGATGAAGTAGCTGCAGCGTTGAGTTCATTAGAAAAAGTTAAACCTGAAACTGATATGATTAATGAAATCGTCGGTAAAATGGTCGAAATGTTAGAGGCAGGCGCTTCTGAAGAAGAAATTATTGCGATGTTAGGGCAAATGGGCTTAGATCAAGAAGACATACAAACTGCTTTTGAAATTGTTGCGGAAATGGTTAATATGGAAAAGCAAGATCCAATTGGCTCTGAATTAAATCAAATGATGTAATGGCTGCACCTATAATTTTAACAGCCGCTCGTTTAGCACCACTTATTGCTAAGTTGGTACAAAAAGCAAAAATATACAAAAAAACCAAAGACCCAAAATTACAGCAACAAATACAGTTAGATGCTGACGATTTAACAACTCAAGCAAAAAATGGTATGGCGGTAAGAAGTGACGCAGTAAGTGCCAAAATTTTAAAAGAAAAAGACGATCTTAGTAATTCTGTAATACAAATAAAAAAAATTATTAAAGATTTAAACTTCCCGCGTGGTGGTAAAAAAGCAGAACAATTAAAATCTTTAGAAAAATTAAGTAATAAAACATACCCACCTAGTTCCAAAGACGTTTTTTGATGAACCTTTCTAGGTTGACAGAAACAGAGTTGAAAGAAGCTCTGATGTTAAAAGAAAAATTAGACAACTACGCCGTTCAAGAAAAATGCCAAGCTAGTTTTTTAAACTACGTTGAAAATATTTGGCCTGAGTTTATCTGCGGACGCCACCATAAAATATTTGCTAAAAAACTTCAAGAAGTAGCCGAGGGTAAATGCAAGCGATTAATTGTTAATATGCCACCTCGTCATACTAAGTCTGAATTTGCTTCTACTTTTTTTCCGTCTTACATTATGGGACTCAAACCCAAGATGAAGATAATGCAAACTACGCATACAGGGGAACTAGCCGTACGATTTGGTCGTAAAGTGCGTAACTTGATGGATCAAGAAGAATACAAAAAAATATTTCCTGAAGTCAAACTCCAATCCGATAACAAATCAGCAGGACGTTGGGAGACTAATAAAGGCGGTGAGTATTTTGCTGCGGGTGTAGGTGGAGCGGTAACAGGAAGGGGTGCGGATTTATTGATTATTGATGATCCACATTCTGAGCAAGATGCCCTTAGTCCAACGGCTTTGGAATCAGCTTACGAGTGGTACACCTCTGGACCACGCCAACGTTTACAACCAAACGGTGCCATCGTTATTGTTATGACGCGATGGAGTGCAATTGATTTAACTGCCAAGTTATTAGAGTCGCAAAAAGAACCCCTAGCCGATCAATGGGAAGTAATAGAGTTTCCAGCTATATTTCCAGAAACAGAAAAACCACTCTGGCCTGAGTTCTGGCCTCAAGATGAATTGCTTAAAGTAAAAGCATCTCTACCTGGTATGAAATGGAATGCGCAATGGATGCAAAACCCTACCGCTGAAGAGGGTTCTATTATCAAACGCGAATGGTGGCAACGTTGGGAAAACGATAATTTGCCAAACGTAGATTATATTATGCAATCTTACGATACCGCTTTTTCTAAAAAAGAATCAGCAGATTTTTCAGCTATATCCACGTGGGGTGTATTTAGAAATGAAGATTCAGGTACCGACTGTATTATTCTTTTGGATTGTCAAAAAGGGCGTTGGGATTTTCCTGAACTCAAAGAGATAGCCATGCGTGAGTACAATTACTGGGAAACAGATATGGTATTGATTGAAGCCAAAGCATCTGGCACACCTTTAACTCAAGAGTTGCGACGTATGGGTATTCCTGTAGTAAATTATTCGCCTAGTCGTGGTCACGATAAAACCACGCGTATGCACTCAGTCGCACCAATCTTTGAATCAGAAATGGTGTATGCACCAAAACGTATGTTTGCTGAAGATATGATAGAAGAATGTGCATCTTTTCCATTTGGAGCGCACGATGATTTATGTGATACTATGACGCAAGCCATTATGCGTTTTCGTGAGGGTGGCTTTTTAAGTCTAAATTCAGATTACGAAGATGAGGACAGAGGCGTAAGACAAAGGGTTTATTATTAATGGCAATTGAAAGACAAACACCAGATCCAGTAACTGCAACTCCAGAAGAGTTGGATATGACTACCGCGCAAGATACTGATGATTTAGACAACGAAATTATCGAAGTGTTGGAAGGACTACAAGAGTCTGATGTAGAAATGCAAGAAGACGGTTCAGCACTTTTAGGTCCAGAACCAGAAATGCAAATGAGTTCTGAGTTTGATGAAAACTTAGCCGATATTATTTCTGATAGCGAATTAAATCGTATCTATATTAGTTTGACAGGTTCTATAGACGATGACCGATCAGCTCGAGAAGATTGGGAAAAAACCTATACCGATGGCTTAAAATATTTGGGTATGAAGTTTGATGAAACTCGCTCAGAACCCTTCGAAGGTGCTTCAGGTGTAACCCACCCGTTACTAGGCGAAGCCGTTACCCAATTTCAAGCGCAGGCTTATAAAGAATTATTACCCGCAGGTGGTCCTGTTAAAACTCAAGTCGTAGGTGCTTACGATTCTGCTATGGAAGAACAAGCGCAACGTGTACGCGAGTTTATGAATTATGAAATTCTTCATGTAATGGATGAATACGATGAAGACTTAGATCAAATGCTTTTTTATCTACCATTAGCAGGTTCTGCATTTAAAAAAGTATATTACGATGAAAACTTGCAACGTCCTGTTTCTAAGTTTGTAGCACCTGAAGATTTAATCGTACCTTATTACACTACTGATTTAGAATCTTGCCCACGCATCACCCATGTAATTAAAATGCCAGAAAATGACGTGCGCAAATTACAAGCAATAGGTTTTTACAAAAAATTTGATATGCAACCAGGCGAAGAAGCCGATCAATATTCATCACTCGATACGGAGAAAGAGAAGCTCGAAGGCATACAAACCACTTCTGATAGTGATGAAGTATGTCTTTTGTATGAAGTGCATTGTAATTTAGATCTTGAAGGATTTGAAGATGTTGGCGAAGACGGTGAAGAAACTGGCGTTAAACTACCTTATATTGTAACTATAGATTCCAATACCGAAACGGTGTTATCAATTAGACGTAATTTTAAAGCCGATGACCCCATGCGCAATAAAACAGAATACTTTGTGCATTTTAAATTTTTACCAGGTTTAGGTTTTTATGGATTTGGCTTAACTCACATGATTGGTGGATTATCTAAAGCCTCCACATCTATTCTTCGTCAATTAATAGATGCTGGTACCCTTTCTAATTTACCTGCTGGTTTCAAGACTCGAGGCATTCGCATTCGAAACGAGGACGAACCAATTCAACCTGGCGAGTTTAGAGATGTAGATGCACCAGCAGGCTCTTTACGTGATGCTATACAACCATTACCATTTAAAGAACCAAGTGCTACTTTGTTAAATTTATTAGGTTTATTAGTTTCATCAGGTCAAAAATTTGCATCTATTGCAGAAATAGCTGTTGGCGAAGGCAATTCTCAAGCACCTGTTGGCACGACGTTAGCATTAATGGAGAAATCTACTAAAGTATTGAGTGCTATTCACAAACGTTTACACAATGCACAGAAAAAAGAATTTGGCTTATTGGCAAATATTTTTGCACAAAGCTTACCGCCTGTTTATCCTTATCAAATTGCAGGTGGTCAAAATGAAATTAAACAAAGCGACTTTGATGGCAGAATAGATATATTTCCTGTTAGTAACCCAGACATTTTTTCAACAAGCCAACGTATTGTTATGGCTCAAGAAATGATGCAGTTGGTACAATCTAACCCACAGATTCATGGCCCAGGCGGTGTCTACGAAGCTTACAAAAGAATGTACGCATCTTTAGGTGTGGATAATATTGATGCTTTATTATTACCTCCGCCTCCAGGAGAGCCATCGCCAATAGAAGCAGGTATGGAAAATAGTCAATTGTTAATGGGTCAACCTGCGCAAGCTTTCCCGCAACAAAATCACGATGCTCATATTGCAGCTCACGTGACGTTATTAAACTTGCAACCTGTACAAACCAACGCGCAAGTTCAAGCCAATGTTATTTCTCATATCATGCAACATTTACAATTGAAAGCTGATGGCGCTGCGCAACAACAAATGCCACCAGAAGCCATGCAACAATATCAACAGTTGCAACAGCAAGCGCAACAAGCTACACCTGTTGAAGCGCAACAATTAAACGATCAGGCTAACGATCTTTTAGCGCAATTTAGCGCACCAATTATGTCTGAATTAATGGTTCAGTTCTCACAACAAATTGGCACGCCACCAGAAGAAGATCCTTTAGTAACTATAAGAAAACAAGAATTAGCTTTAAAAGGTCAACAACTCAATCAAGAACAAGAGCAATTTAAAATACGTGAACAACAACGTCAGCTAGATCAATCGCAACAAGATAAAATAGATCGAGAACGTATTGGCGCGCAACGTGATATTGCAATTATGAAAGATGAAACTACAAAAGATAGACTCGATCAACAAAAAGAACTAAAATTAATTGATATAGGACTTAAACAATTATAATTATGATTAAATCAACAAAAATAAATGAACAGAAGACACCTAAGACTTTAGACGGTAAACAATCTTATTCCAATAAAGGAACGCTTGTTACTAAAAAAAGTAAATCTTTTGATGCCAGCACCAAAGCCACTCCAGGTACAGGTAAAGGCAAATCAAGAGGTATGGGCGCTGCCGAATTTGGCGGTAAGTTTTCTGGTATTTATTAATGGATCCTCTTTGGTTAGTTGAATCTCTAAGAAAGCTTATTGATGCAAAAAAATTAGATTTAGAAAATTTAATTATGAATGGCGCCAAAGACTATGATGAATACAACTATCTACGTGGTCGTTACAATTCCCTCGAGGACGTAGAATCAGAAATTAGGGATTTGCTAAAAAGAATAGGTGAAAACGATGAACAAGGTGATCCTACCTGAACATATCGCAAGAGAAGTAGAAGAAGAAATAAAAGAAGAAAAGAAGAAAGAAGTAGTTGAAAAAACTAATCCAGAAATAGAAGAGGCTTATGTCAAAACAGATAATCGTGTTTTAGACCCAACTCTTTTAGACAAATCATTTGTAGAACGTATGCCTCAACCTTCAGGTTGGCGAATGTTAATTCTACCTTACAAGGGCAAAGCCGTTACCAAAGGTGGTATTGTCTTGGCTAAAGAAACAATAGATAGAGAATCTCTAGCAACAGTTGTTGCTTATGTCGTTAAGATGGGTCCTTTATGTTATTCCGATCAGAATAAATTTGGCAAAACACCCTGGTGCCAAGAAAAACAATGGGTATTAATTGGCAGATATGCAGGCGCTAGGTTTAAACTTGGCGATGATGCAGAATGTCGTATTATCAACGATGACGAAGTCATTGCAACAATAGATGACCCTGACGATATTGTCAGTGTTTAACATGAGGAGGAATCATGCCAGAATCTGAAAAAGTTGAAGCAACCGAAGAACAAGCTCCAGAGCTTACCGAAGTTGTAGAGCTAGACGAAGAAAATAAAGAAGAATCAGAATTAGAATCTGTTCCTATAGAAAATATTTCAGAAGAAGCTGAAATAGAAGCTCAAGAACAAGATGAATTAGAGGACTATTCTAAAAATGTTAAGAAACGTATTTCTACGTTGACTAAGAAAATGCGTGAACAAGAACGCGCTGCTGAGTCTGCTTATGAATATGCTCGAAATTTACAAGCTGAAAACAATGCTTTAAAACAAAGTTCTAGCAAAATAAATGAAAACTATCAGTCTGAAGCTGAAAACCGATTAAAAGCGCAACGCGCTCAAGCTAATTCAGTTTTAAAATCAGCTTATCAAGAACAAGATTGGGATAAAGTAACTAAAGCTCAAGACATACTTGATAAAATTACTGTTGAAGAAAGTAAATTGGCCAATACTAAAATGTCAATTAGACCTCAAGAAGAATATCAAACTTATCAACAGCCAAATCAAAATATAGAATCTCAAGTACCAAATCAACCAGTTGTTAATCCTGATCCTGAAGCAGAATCATGGGCTAAAAAAAATGAATGGTTTGGTGAAGATGAAGCAATGACTTTAGTAGCTTTTAACATACATAAAAATTTAATTGAAAATGAAGGATTTGATGTTAAAGATCCTTCATACTATACTGAAATAGATAAACGTATTAGAACTGAGTTTCCACACAAGTTTAACGATGGTGGAGAGGTTCAATCAAAAGGTAGATTACAGCAAACTGTAGCTCCTGCTGGTAGAAGTGAAAGTTCTGGACGCAAACGACAGGTAAAACTCTCTAAGAGTGAAGTCGAAATGGCTCGTCGTTTGAATGTACCATTAAAAGAATATGCTAAACATATAAAGAGGTAAGCAAATGACAGATAAAAAAGAATTAAACGAATCAATAGATGCGCAAGCATCAACTGAAAACAGAACACCACGTTCTGCTGAAACTCGAGCTAAAGATACTGCTCGCAAACCTTGGCGTCCCCCATCTATGTTGGAGACACCACCTGCACCTGAAGGATATTCCTACAGGTGGATTAGAGCTGAAATCGTTGGACAGGAAGATAGAAAAAATGTGACTTCTAGGCTTAGAGAAGGTTTCGACCTTGTTAAAGCTGAAGAGTTAAATGGCTTCGAACTTCCCACGCTTGACGATGGCAGGCACGCAGGTGTGGTATCCGTGGGTGGTTTGCTATTGGCTAAGATACCTGATGAAACGCGACAAGAAAGAAACGCCTACTTTCAAGGACGTGCGCAAACGCAACAAGATGCGGTTGACAATGATTTAATGCAGGAATCTGATCCAGCCTCTCCGATTTTAAGACCAGAGAGAAAAACAAGCGTAACTTTTGGTGGTGGTAATCGTGAATAATGATTATTGCTATTTTATAACTAAATAAATAGGAAATGTATTATGTCAAATAATGATGCAGCTTTCGGTTTAAGAACAGTTGGCAAATTAGGTTCGAGTCCTCAGAATGGTGGGACTACAGGATATAAATTGCTAACTGGGACAACTGGGGCAATATTTTCAGGAGATCCAGTAAAAATGGTATCCACAGGTGGGATTGCAGTAGCAGCCGCAGGTGATACTTTATTGGGTGTCTTTAGAGGTGTGCAGTACACAGATAGTAGTGGGGATGTAATTTTCTCATCACACTATGTAACTGCCACAGCAGCAGATGATATGGTTGCAATGGTAGAGGACGATCCAGATTCACTTTT